TGCAACGACGGATGCGCTGAACCGATACAAATCAGCCGTGCGGGCTTCAATTGTATAAGTGTCATCTATTGCACCACAACCAGCGACAATCACTGATTGACCCTCGACAAAAAGATTTGGGCGGATTGTATAAAAATAAACAATATTATCCTTGACCTCAAATGAATCAATTGCAAATTGATAAGAATTTAAAATTGGCAGCAAAATTTCCTCGCTGCTTGCAATAATTTGATCCAAATATGCATCTGAGTATAAAGATTGGCTCACACCAATTACTGACCGCAAATCGCTGGCACTAATAATTGGCATGAGCAAATCCTTTCATTCGACTGGGCAATGTTCGGGAGCGACCATCACCCATGATTTATTTATTTATCAGGTTTGATTCCAACATGCGCCAAATGGAATCTTTGGTGCAATTGCTGCATAACCATAATAAAGCAAATCAACTGTGCCATCACTTTGAATTGCTGTGCGCAATGTAAAGCGTGGGGATTCATACCATGTCCATGAAATCTCCCACTGATGTTGTTCCGCCTGCATTTCCAATTGATCGGCTTACATAAAGATCAAGTCCAGGAGATACGCGACCACGCAACGATCCAGCAACCACATTTCCTGCCTGATTTGATGGATTTGCTGCATTGTAAAGCGGTGTGCCGTTGTCGTTATATCCCATGATATTTGTCCACTGTCCAGGAGATACAACAAGATTTTGCGCAAATCCTAATGATGATGAATAAACTGCTCCAGCGGCTTGAGATGTATAAGCCAAAAATCCTGCGGCAGTATTTGCATTAACTCCAGTTTGCTGACCTGCGGCTTGGATTGTTCCAACTGCAAATTCATCAGTGACCTTAGCGTAAGCAAATTCTAAATTCGCCAATAAAGCTGCTATGTATTCGGGGCGGCTGCGGTCTATGAGTTCCACTGTTGTGATTGCGCGACCTTTAAATGATTGCACTGGAACTGATAAAAATGTTGCAGATAATTGTGACTCTGTGACTGCTGTATTTTCAGGCACATTACTTACTACGGGCACGGCTGTCACCTTAGGCAATTCAAATGTCATGCCCTCGCCAACTAATGCCTCACGGCTTAATGCATCAATCATTCCACGATCAGCATTTGCCAATGCATTAATGATTTGTGTTGATTGTGGTGTTGGGATCATTCCAGGTGCAGTTGATGTGGTGTTATCGGCTGCGCGCACATACATGCGGGAATCCTCATCACCCAACACATTTGCTTTAAGGAAATGCTCTAAATAAGTCACCTTGTTTGTAATTGGTGAACGCGGTGATGTATAAGCCATTGGTGTTGTAGTGGCTTTGATTGCAGTTGCTTCAACTGGTTCAGGTGCGGCAACTGTTTCAGGTGTTGAATCTGACACGGTTTTTTCTCCTTCGGTTTTTGTTTGATCTGCATCCGCAACTGCGGTTTCAGAATTTTCATCATCAGTTGCTGCCACCTTAGTGACACGCGCTGATCTAATTGCTGGCTCACTGGTTAATGCAACGGCTGTTAAATCTGCATTTAAAACTTTCATTGTTCCATCCTTTAACATTTCATAATTGTTTACGGCTAATTCCACACTGAATCCATCACGCAATCCATCCATTGCTTCAACCAATGCATCAGTGCCTGCGGTGGTATTTGCAATTTTAAATGTTGCATCAATTGATCCTGATTTATCTGAATTTAAATTCATGCTTAAAGTTTTTCCAATTCTGCGTGTTCGGTCATGCTCTAAATTTAAAAACACATCAGTTGGAGCAATTGAACCCTTAGCAAAAATTACTTTGCCAGTGCTTGCATTTGCTGTTTCTCCAAACGCAAGGATGCGCCCACTGATTGTTCTTGATTCTGAATCAGCTGCGGTGATCTGCATTGGTGTTGTCAGTTTCATAGTGCCATGTCCTCTTTTCTCATTATTTCATCAGCGTTCATCACGCCAATGCGATTGTAAATTTCATACACTTGCGCACGCTCTAATGATGAACCGCGCAAATACATGTCTAAGTCATAACGCGCCACCTGTGATGATGGGCAGAAATCGGGCATTGATAAACGCTGCTCAATTGAATTCATAATTGGAATCAAACTGAAATCCAGCAAACTTTGTCGTGCCAATGTCGCGTTGGAATAAGTTGAACTTGAACCAGTTGGAGCATCCACAAAATATGCAGGGATTCCACATGCGCGACTAATTTCAGTTGCAATGTGTTCCCTGGCAGAATTCAATCCTAATTCCTCAGGTGTAAATCCAACTTTTTCCAAATTAATGTCAGCATTTAAATAAGCGGTGGTTCGGGTGCGCCTTGCAACGCCCCATTGCTCCAGTAATTTTGCAATGCGATCTGCGGGCAATGCTGATCCATTTGATTTTAAAACCATTGATGGAATTGGCTCACGGGCATAATTTAATGCAGCCGCTTCCAATTGTGCGCCCGTGCGAATTGTGCGCCCTGCCCGATTTAACACACCAACATCACCTGGAGAATAAAACACTACTAAACTGCCAACACCTGAATCGGGTGCGCGCGTTCCATCAATTGTGTATCCAGTGATTGTGTTTGCATCAGCATTTGTTTCAATGCCTACGCGTTCGGGTGCAATTCTTTGAACTGATCGCACTCTAAATGTGTCCTGATATAATTCAACAATTTGCCAATACGCGAATCCATATAGCAAGATGTCGCTGGCTGTCCAGCCGTATGTGGCTTGTCCAGGCAAACGCCTGTCAGGTGTATTAAACACCAATGGCGAATCCAATCGCATTCCAGTTGAGCGATCACGCAAAATAATTGGGATGCTTGCAATACTTGATGCAATTATGTTTTTTGCGCGGGCTGCCGCGGGTATGCTGATAAATTCTGAATAGGTTGCAGTGATTGGTGTGTTCACAAATGTATAAAGTGAATTAATGTTCATTAATGGCGCAAGGTCAGTTGCTGCAACATCAGGTGCGTGTGCAGCTGATTTTGTCTGAATTCTAAATCTGTCTAATATTGCCATGCTCGCATTTTCTCAGGTGCGTAGCACTAGCCAATAAGAATGTCCACATCTGTGCTTGGGCGTGTCGCATAGTGTGTGACTAAGGCTGATGCCACGGCAGCGCAAATTGCGGATTGAGATGCCCTGCGACCAAAAACCCAGCCGCCATCACCACGGGGCAATTTAACTGCGGATAACATTTGCAGTGTTAATTGTTCCTGATTCCTATGCCGCAACCTGCCTGAATTTATTGCTGAAACTAATTCATCACATGCTTGCGGATAAAACCCATCCGCTTCAAGCACTGGGATACCAGCGGGGCGCAAGCGATCTGCCACCGCTGCACTGGTTCGCCTGCTAAACAATAAATTTTCAATTGGGTATTTTCTGCAATATTCAGCCGCTTCATTTGCAATTGCTTTATCATCTAGGGCAACCTCATTTTTCCAGGTGTGCAATAGTTTGATTATGAATTTATCCTCACCTAATTGCTGACCAGCAACCAGGGCGCAATGCCGCCTGTCAGGTGAATGATCTAATGCCATCCATGTAATTTTCTCAGGATCAAGATCAATATCCTCAGATATACATGCCCGAAATTCAATTTCACCAATTGCTGATGTTATTGTCGCCACCCATCTGCTCAAAACCTCTGTCATAACAATTTCATGCGGATCATTTAATAATTGGCTGATATTGTCAGGGTGAATTGTCCAGCCCAATGCGGGCACGGCAGCAATTATGTTGGATGGGTCATTGATGTCATCAGTTGGGGCTGACCATTCAAAATAAGCAATATCATCTTGCCCGCCAGCAGCTGCGGCAATACCCCGATCCCGCATTGAATTTAAAACAATTGAATGCTGGTCACCTGCGGAACTGTAAGCCATGATCATTGGATTTTGTGCAGCAATTAATGCATAACGCAATGATGCGAATGATTCCAAATCATGCTGTTCACGCAATTCATCCAGGTGAACGGTTGTTGGTGATGTGCCACGGGCTGCGCTTCCACCCGCTTTGATTGCAAACCGATTAATTCCATTTTTGCCCTGCACCTCAATTTCCTCATTACCGTGTGACCATTTAATGCGCTTTACTTTTTTTGCCAATTCATCATTGCCTTCAATTAATGAAACCAATGTGCGAAATTGCTCCAGGGATGTGACTAATCTGTGGGC